ATATGTTGATTTTTTATGTATAAAAAAAAAATACAGAAATAGAAAGATAGCTACAGTGTTAATATCTACATTAATAAATAGTTTTTCAAATCCTAATCTGATTATATTATTTAAAATAGAAGGTAGACCTTTACCATTTAAACATATAGTTAAGTCTAATTTTTATGTTAAAAGCCTTTTGGAAATAAAACCCAGTTCTAATACAAATATAAAAACCATAGATATAGATAATTTTACAAAAATATATAAATATGTTTGTGATCTTTTAAAATGTTATAAATTCCATACAGGATATTCTAAGTCAGATTTTTTCGAGATTTTTATAGAAAAGCGTATTTTAGAATTATATATAATAAAAAATACATCTAAATTTGATACAATAGTTATAGGTAAAAAGACTACCTATAATATTAATAAAAATATTTATAATTGTTTTGAAATAGATTATATTTTAGGAGAAAATAGGTATAGTAAAGATGTTATTAAAAGGTTATCTAAATACCTTAAAAATCTAGGATATAATTATATAGTTATTTCAGGATTAGGTTCTAATTATAATTTTATAAAATACAATAACTTTGAAAAAGGTAACACACATTATTACTACACATACAATTATAATATTAATGGTATGAAAAATTATGATTTTTGTTTTAATATTAACTAATATAAAGCTTTATTATAATTATAATCTAAATGACGTATATTTTATCTAATATGAGTTCAAAAAATATTTTAGAGATAATTATGGTATGGGGTTTAATTATCGGTACACTAGTGTCTTATGTACCTCAGTATTATCGTCTATACAAAATCAAGGATACTAAGGGAATAAGTGAAAGTATGTTGATATTTGGAATATTCAGTAGTTATACAAATGTATTAGGATCAATTCAAGAAAATTTAACAAATCTAATTAGATGTAACGGATATGGATGTTATGATTATTATATACCCATAGTACAGTTATTTAGTCCTTGTCTATGCGCTCTCATATTCTATTCTTTTTATCTATACTATTTTTATTATGAGAAAAACATTATATCTAAATTTTATAGTAAAAAACAAGATAAAAATGTCAAATATAGAGCTTGGGGGAGTGTTGCATTATCAATAGCTATATTTATATATTTTATATTAATAAATATATATGAAACCTATAATTTTATAGATAATTCTGGAAAAGTACTTAATATCATAAGTACTGTATTAAGTTTGGTAATGTGGCTACCCCAAATATATACAACATATAAGTTAAAAAATAATCATTCATTATCTTTAATAGCACTTAGTATACACGCATTTGGCTGTTTAACAACAGTAATATATCAATCAATATTTTTAAAACAACCCTTCTGGGTAATATTGTGTTATATTGTTGGATTTATATCAGAAACTAGTATAGTAATAATGTGTATTTACTATAGAAGAAAAAAACCAAAAATAACCAATCCATTATTACATAATATAATAAATGAAACCAGTTAAATATACTGCATTTAATTAGTAAAAAAAATTATTAATAAAAAATTAATACTTTATTAATAATTAATCTATTGAGATACTACACGGCTGAGTAGACCATTGATGTTCATAAAGGTGTAGGTTTGCTTCTTGTCAAGATTGAATAGCTTGGTAAGAGTAGCATCAGGCTTCCAGGCCTTACGGTTTTCAGCTACTTGGAGATCAGCCTTTTTGATGTAAGCAGATACAGCTTTCATCATAGCTTGACGAGTGTAACCACCATCCTGGGTTTCTACAGATTGAGAAGACAACCATTTACCCATAGCGGCAGTAACTGATACTGGCTTTTGTTTAACAGTTCTCTTTGGGCGGCTGGTCTTTTGAAGCTTTCTATGTTCACGTTCTACTTCAGTTACTAGTCTGCGAAGATTACGATGCATTTCACGAGTGGCTTGGGCTTGAGTTCCGGCCATTTCTACAAGAGATGCTAGAAGGGTTTGTACATTTGAAGAATCGGTATTGACTTGGTTTTCTACTGCTTGTTGTGCGCTCATTATTGTATATGCTTAATTGTTGAGATATTTTTAAGTATTTATCATAAATCTTAATCAAATTTTTTAAATCATTTATTTGTACTTAAAGAATGCTATAAATTATTAAGTTTAATCATTATTTATAGACCCTAACATTAAAACCTAATCTATATTAATTTAAACTTGTATTAATTAAAATTATAGAAAGTAAAAAATTTGTTTAAAATAGAGTATATATGCACCTAGCAAAAAAACCCATTAAAACCATATCCGTGAATAATTTTAGAAAATTTTGTACAAATTTTAATAGATTCAAAAACATACACGCAAAAAATACTGAAACAAGAGCTATAACACTTATTACAAATATAGAAAAATCTAAAGGTAACTATTTAGTTGATGTTGATAACAATAGATATTTAGATATGTATTGTAATATAGCATCATTACCTCTTGGATATAATCACCCTGAACTATTGAATATCGATTTTGCAAAAATAATGCCGTTTATTATACAGCGTTCTGCTTTAGGAGTTAATCCTCCATATCAATATATAGAAGAATTAGATAAAACTATGAAATATTTTAAACCTAATGGTCTTGATTTTATACATACAGGATGTGGTTGTGGGTCAGGTGCTATTGAAAATTCATTTAAAGCGGCATTTATTCACTATGCAAAAAATAAAACTAATTTTTGTGATACGCTAAAAAAAGAAACTTCAATATATAATTCACACCCTGGAAGTCCTAAAAATAGTATTCTATCATTTAAAAAAGGATTTCATGGTAGAACTCTAGGATCGCTATCTGCAACAAGATCAAATCCTAATCATAAATTAGATATACCAGCATTCCCCTGGCCTTGTGCACCTTTTCCCAATCTTAAATATCCATTAGAAAGGTTTGAAAAAGAAAATAGAATTGAAGAAAATAATTGTTTATTAGATACAGAATACATAATTAATAATAATAGAGAACCAATTGCAGCAATGATAATTGAACCTATACAATCAGAAGGAGGTGACAATCACGCAAGTTCATACTATTTTAATAAGTTAAGAGAAATGGCATATAATAAAAATATTACATTTATTGTTGATGAAGTACAAACTGGTGTTGGCGCAACAGGACATATGTGGGCACACGAATCTTGGAATCTTAAAACACCACCAGAAATAGTTGTGTTTGCAAAGAAAATGCAAATTTCAGGATATTTCTGTAAAAGAGAATTTCAACCAGATAACACATATCATATATTCAATACTTGGTTAGGTGATCCATTAAGAATATTTATTACTAACAAAATAGGCGAAATAATAAATAATGATAATCTAATTGAAAGAGTACAAGATACAGGAACATATTTAAAAAAATCATTAGAAAATTTAGATTATACAAATTTACTATATGATATTAGAGGACCTGGATCATATATTTCATTTAGTTTAGACTATGACAATACTAAATTTGTTAATTTAGCAAGAAAAAATAATATTAATATGGGTATATGTGGAAATAATTCTGTAAGATTAAGACCATCACTAACATTAACAAAAACAGAAGTAGATGAATTTATAGATAAATTAACAAAAACTATTAAACAATGTTAAATTAATATTTTAAATAATCGAAAAATAATTAAAGATAAAAATTATAATAACATAATATAATGGTTAAAGATACAGAAAATAAGGAAAATCTAAGTGATTCTGAGTTAGACCAACTTAATGATTACTGTATGACTAATCTTAAAATATTATCCAGTATTAAGGTTGGGAATAAAATCTGCTATGATAAAACAACTAGCAAATTCAATATTGATGAATGGACTTATGCACAACCTTTTACAAGATGGTGGAATGACGAAGGAAGACAAGTTACAGTTAAATCATTAGAAGAATTTATAAATAAAGTATTCAAAGCTATTAATAATATATATTCAAGTGAAATAAGTGAACCATATGCTGATGTTAAAAATACATATTATACGGATTTAACACAAACACAGAGTATATTTAAAGAACAAAATTCTACTCTATTGCTTTCTTTCATTAATGAAATGCAAAACTGTGTAACCGGTTTAAATAATCTTAAACAAACATATAAAGATGATATTTCCATAATATCATCACTAGACATAATAATAGAAAAATTGAATGTAAGAATAAAAAAAATACAAAATATTCTACAAGTAAATTTTAATACACCAAAATCCAAAAAAACATAGATAATATGCTATAAACATATAATATATTATCTATTATATAAGAAGTATAACTAAAAGAACACCAGCAAGTATAACATAACATCTATTTGAAATTATAGGATTGATATATTTCATATAGGGCTTACCTTTATGATTATCAGCAACCTTTTTTATAAATCTTTCAAGTGCAAGACCAACTGCAAGACAGATAATTACTTTTAATAATCCCATTTATATATATACAATATAAAAATTTGATTTTTTTAACTTTTTTCATATAAAGATATCATTGACAAAAATATACATAATGCGAATAATATCAATTGTTTGTGTTAATAGCAACAGAGCCATCGGTTATAATAATAATCTGATTTATAATATTCCATCCGAATTTAAGCTGTTTAAAAAAAATACAACAAGTACACATCCCGAAAAAAAACATGCAGTGATAATGGGAAGAAAAACATTTGAGTCTATAGGATGTAAACCCCTTCCAAATAGACTTAACTTTGTTGTTTCAGCAAATGCTGTAAATCTAACATCAATGTATCGATTTTCTAATCTAAAATTTTTTAAAAGCATCGAAGAATCTCTTGAATATGTTTATAAAAATGAAAAGACATTCCAAGATCTATTTGTGTGTGGAGGATATGGAATTTATAAATACTTTACAGATAACAATCTTGTTGATTTTTACTATATTTCAAAAATAACTCGACCTATTAATAATATAGGTGATTCATTTTTCCCAGAGATTAACACAGATGATAAAGAATATCTATCTATATATAACGAAACATTCACTGACCAGCCTGCTAAATTCAATGTAACAGGCGAGGATACAACGGTTGATTATACATTTGATATTTTCTATAATCTATCAAAACGAAATACTTCTCTCACTAATACTATTAAGCATACAATTTTAGAAAAACTTCCTTATTATTCCAAGACCTTATTACCCCATCCAGAGACACAATATCTAGACATACTGAATGATGTTCTACAATGGGGAAAACCCAGACAATCACGGAATGCTCTTACACTATCTAGGTTTGGAAAAACAATGACTTTTGATATTTCAAATAATTTTCCATTACTAACTACCAAGAAGGTTTTTTGGAAAGGTGTCCTTCACGAGTTACTTTGGTTTTTGAAAGCAGACACTAATGCTAACCATCTTTCAGAAAATGGTGTTAAAATTTGGGATGGTAACACTACTCGTGAATATCTTGATAGTATCGGATTAGATAGATATAATGTAGGCGAATGTGGACCAATTTATGGTTTTCAATGGAGACACTTTAACGCAAAATATAATGGATGTAACGCAGACTATACAGATAAGGGTATTGATCAACTACAAAATATAGTAAACCTAATCAATAATGATCCAACCTCACGTAGAATGATTATGTCTGGTTGGAATCCAGAACAACTAAAAGAAATGTGTCTACCACCTTGCCACGTATCATATCAATTTTACGTACGAATTGATACTATTACTAAAGAAAAGCATTTATCTTGTTCAATGTATCAACGATCTGGAGACTTATTCTTAGGAGTACCATTTAATATTGCATCTACAGCTGCGCTAACCTACATAATAGCAAATCTAACTAACTGTAAACCAGAAAAAATAATGATAACAATCGGTGATGCACATATCTACAAAGAACATATAAATGCTGTTGAAGAACAATTAAAAAGAGTACCATATGCATTTCCATCACTTAAAATTAATGGCGAACACTCTTCTCTTGAAAGCTATAAATATGAAGACTTTGTAATAGAAGATTATAAATCACATCCATCTATCAAAGCACCTATGATTGCATAAATATATTATAAATTTATTTTATTACATATTTATTATGAAAGCCTATTATTCAAATATATACAGATTACATATTATAGACTAGTTTACATAATCCATCCTCTATTTTGAATATATTATATGTACTTGTAAATACCATAACATCATAATCGTAACTTAGAGACTCATATAATTTTGGGGATTTCATATTTAATATTAACTCTATCTTACGTATTTCAGTAAAATTACAGGCACCAGAAGGCTGATATTTATCGGGATTTATTGAGAATGAATATATATTCAATCCAGGAAATGTATTTTTATAATGCATATATGGTTGTATTTTATTAAAATAGTCATATGTTCTTTCAGATAATCTAATATCACCATTAAATTTAATCTCTATACTATTAATAATACTATCAGTAAAAAATTTATAATTATTTATATTTACTGGATTTGGTCTATATAACCAATCATTATCCATACTATCTAGATTAGTGTAATTTGTATGTTGATTTCTTGTTCTAACATCATCCCTTCTTGCTAGTATTATGATATCTTTTGTAGGATGAAACATTTCAACCTGTAAATTTACGCTGCCACTTTTACCTATAAACTCCCTATAATTGATTATCTCTATAAGTGAATTATATGCTTTACTTTTAAGACCTTGTTTCTCATTATCATCAACAAATATATAATTAACGTCTAATATAGGATCTAGTTTCCAATTTTCTATATCACTTTCTCTATTTTTTAATGTAAAGTTATCTAATTTTATATATAATTCCTTTATAGGTTTAAGTTCAATTTCTAATCGTATTTCTTGATTTGTAATCGCACATATAGGTAATGCAACTCCTATATGTTTACTAAACCAAAAAGGAAGAGGTATAAATAATGTTCTATCATTTATTGTATTCTCAATATCACTAACCTCTGGACTATATAATTCTGGAATATTTCCAACCATATCATTAAATGTTTCTAATTTAGAATTATTAAGCGTTGTTTTATAATATGCAGTAATATAGTCGCCTTTTAATTCTTCTATTAATTGTCCTCCTATAAATATTTTTACATAATTTATTATAGCTGTTCCTATATCTCGTATCCATCTTATATTGTTAGTATTACTTGTGGTTATTTCCGGTAGATTTAATTTTAAGAATATATTAGATATCAAATCTGCGTCTTTTGGTATAGTCGCATATAGTCTTATAGGATTATCATATGACAATCTTTTATCTAAATTTGCAAAAACTACGTCTATATTTTCCATAGAAAAATTACTAAATCGTTTATATATTGCTTTAAAAAAGGTTATTTGAGGATTTCCAGTAATAAATATATCTTCATTTCCGACTGCCACAAGTTGTAATAATGAACCAGTCATTTATATATATAATACTTTAAAATCCTTAGAATTATAATAAATTAATTAACACATTTAAATTACTTAAAGAATAAGTGATAGATCAAATTATAGAATATGACTGGATCACAAATCGGAATGATTAAACCCTGCGAATTTAACAAAACAGTACAGAAATTGCGTTCATTTTTCCAAAATGAGGGTTTTGAAGAAGTACACACCCAAAGTAGATTGAGTATTCTTGCTGCGTGCGAGGACCCTAAGACTATTTCAACATACAGTTACGCCGGACAAGTATGGCCTCTTCCCCAAACTGGTCAAATGTGGTTAGAACACGAATTATTGAGTAATCCCGATGCCAAAGGATTCTTCTGTGTAAGTACAAGTTACAGAAATGAACCTAATCCCGTAGCTGGAAGACACGATAAAATTTTCCCTATGTTTGAATTTGAAATGAAAGGTGATATGAATGCTATGATTGAATTAGAAAAACGCTTGCTAGATCATTTAGGTTTCAGCAGATTCTATAACGAAAGACCATACCCCGAGGGCGATTACACCGCCGTTGCCAGAAAATATGATACTAAGGAATTAGAACACGAACACGAAACCCGCCTTAGACAAGAGTATGGTCCAGTCTTTTTCCTTAAAAATTTCCCTAATTATAGTTCTCCATTCTGGAATATGAAACAAGACTCAGATAGTACTATCGAAGGAGGAAGCGCTAAAAAGGTTGACGTAATTCTTAATGGTATGGAAACTATTGGTAGTGCTCAAAGATCAGCTAACCCTCAAGAAATGAGAGAACAATTCTACACTATTAGTGATGGAGGTTATGCTAACATTCTTTTCAGTAACTTTACTAAAGAAAGAGTAGAGAGAGAACTTGATGATTTCCTAAGCTTTAACTTTTTCGAAAGATCTGGTGGAGGTATTGGTATTACTAGAATGATCAAAGCTCTTAAAGAATGTGATCTTCTTGACTAAGTTATATTTAATAAAATATATATTTTATTATATATACCTAAATCAGTTTCTAAAAAGTAGTTGTCCCATACCTGACTGAATTTCTAATATATTATAGTATTTTGCATATACATACACATTATATTTATAGTTATCATAACCATAATTATAGATATCATTTGGTAATATACTAGTATCCTTGATTTTCATTTTTAATACTAGCTCCTTTATATGATTAAAATTACATTTTCCAGAAGGTTGATAATTATATGGTTCAAGACTAAAACTATATAATAAAACCTGCTTTGCATTATTTGATAGACCAGAAACATATGGTTGTATAAGATTATAATATCTAGACTCACGCATAGATACTCTCTCTACCTGATCAAAAAATATCTCTAACTCTTCAATAACATTTTCTGTATAGAATTTATAGCTTTCATTACCTATATATGGTATATGCTCATATGGTCTGTATTTCCAAATATCCAAAATATTATTAATATCATTTTCGTTTTCATTTTTAATATAACTATCATTACTATTAATAATGACATCTTCATTAATATCTAATTGCGTTGACCAATCTAATGATGATAATTTTAGGGTAGTTAATCTATTTGGCGATGTAAATGCCCCTAAATATTGTAATGCAGTTGTACCAGTGGTACTTTTTGATTTTAGACTACTAAGTCTAAAAAAATTGTTTTGATAATCTAAATAATTAGTCTCATAATCATCGTCGAAATTTGTAAAATTTAACCACATATTTCTTTTTTCAACATCATTTCTTTGACCTACTATATATAATTCTTTTACTTGATGATATAGTTGTATATGATTAACAATTTCACCTGATAGATCATTTAATACAGTTTTACTGACAGGTTCTACTAAATATCTTAGATTACTATTTCCAAATAGTTCTCTATCTGATTTATCTATAAATATATAATTTACATCTACCGATGGCTCTAGATCCCATCGATTATTAACAAAAAAATCATTTAGATTTATATCAGGGATAGTCGTTAAACTATTATTAGGTATACTATCGTGATTAATATTTAAACCATTAATATCTAACGCAGGTACAAGTGTAATTGTCGACGTTACTGATTTAAACATGCATAATTCCTTTATTGGTCTTAAAACTAATTCTAAAATAACATCATTGTATTCTAAAGCAAATATTGGTAAGGATAAACCTATATTTCTATGAAACCAAAAAGGTAATGGTATTCTCAATCGATCTCGTGTAAGTATCGGAATATTTGGATTATCTGATATATTATTGTATTCATTTTTTAACTTATTTCCTGCAAGAACATCATACATATTCTTTTTTTCATTTGTTAAAAAATTGTTATGATATATATACATATAGTTACTATCATATTCTTCAATTACATCACCTCCAATTAATATTCTTGCTGATTTTATTAATGCAGCACCTAGATTATCAATCCATTTGAATTCATATCTATCAGTATTTATTACAGTTGGTAATTTAACCTCAAAAAACATAGTATTTATCAAATCTGCATTTTTCTCTAATTTTAGTTTTAACTTAGTATCCTTATCAAATGATAGTGTATCAATACTTTCAAAATCTAGTTTTATAGATTGCATAGCAAAATTACTATATTTTTTGTATACTGATTTAAAAAAACTTATTTGAGGATTAATTGTTAAATAATTATTTTCCTTTCCTATAGCTTGTAATTGGATTTTCCCTCCTCCCATTTATAATATAGATATAATTTCTTTTAAATTTTTATACCTTATACAAAGATATCCATTTTTAATAATTATATTATTAAATTTAAAATTATAGAAATTTATTTTTTAATGTTATTTTAGACAAGGTTGTTCTTACATAAAAATATCTTTTCATAATATATAAAATGAGCAACAATTTTGGAAGCGAAGTAGGAGGACAAATCGGTGGTGATATAGGTGAAGCTGCTGGTGAATACATTGGAAGTAAATTTGGTATGGGATCAGAATTAGGTCAAGTTGGTCAAGATATTGGATCACACTTTGGTTCAATTGCTGGTGGAGATATTGAAAATGAGATTAATAACGAAATAGGTCACGATTCATAAACTATAACATATAAAATAGGTTTTTATATATTATATTCATTAAATTATATTATTTATTTACACTTTTTCTGGACATTTAGCTAACCATTTTTTAACACTTTTATGGTATCTTTTTCCGCCATCGTTTTTGATAATCTCATCTTTGCATTCGCCATCAACTTCACAATAATATTTGTCGCAGTCATCGCACATTGAGCCCAATACTCCATATTCCTTTTTTGGTTTACATTTATCCACACAGACACAACCATTATCACTCCAACCATATGGGTAATCTGATATTACCTTATCAACAGCCCTTTGAAATCCTTTTCTTATATATTTTCCTTCTATTTCGGCAACATCGTGACAAGACAATGTTTCACTATCCTCAAATGCTGAATCTCTATCTGATATGACTGGTCTTCTTCTACCACGAGTCGAAACAAAATCAGAATGTATTCTTAAATACTCTATATTACTTAATCCTTTTTCTATAATCTGATCTGAAATGGCATCGTATTCTCTTACATAAGCCCCTCTATTCATATAAGCCGCTTTATAATCGGTCTGTGATGGTCCCAAATTACAAGACAGTAAATAAATAATGATAACTTCTCCACGAGATAATTCTTGGAGTATCTCTATTATATAGGATAATTTAAAATATATATGATTCTGGATAGAGACAGTTATTAGATTCCTTAGATTTCTTCCTAACCTAACGCTGTGATCTCTATTATAGGCACTAATTATTTTACGTTTTTCTATCTTTGATATATTAAACATATTAGGATTATCGTCAAAGGTTATTCCAAAATCAAAAAATGTATCACCAGGACAATATATACCCATATTATCTAAAAATTCCGAATATGTTTCGGTTTCGTGATAATTGTAAGGATTTTGACTTAACACTAATTTATTATCATTGTTTTTAAGCTGTGTTTTTAGATTAGTATCCACACTTTCTACATCAAATAAAGCACATCTGCTTGGTGTACCATACACTATATATACATTATCTGGTACTTTTAAAAACACATCATTTATGCCTTTTATTTTTGTTGTAGGCATTTTATCCAGTCTTATTGGCTCTGATCCAATATCTGGTACCTTAGAGTGAGCTTGAATTAAGTAGGTATTTTTATCAAAAAGATTATATATACTTTTTATGTATTCTGGACATTTTGGCATTATCTTAATATATTTGGATATAATATATTCAGATAAATAGATATTAATACACTAATTATTAGCATATACAACACCTGCCATTCCGTGTCTTATGTCTAATATATTATAGTTTATAAAAATAAAAAACAGATCATACATTTGGTTTGATTTTATTGTTATGTCAAATCCTATCTTATGCATTTCTGAAAAATTACATATTCCTGTTGGTTGATATATTTCTGGTTCTAGTGAAAAAGAGTATTTAAGTAGATGTTTAATATTTTCATTATTATGATATATAAAATGCTGAGTGTTAGTAAAATATTCTACACTTTTTTTCTCTAATCTTTGTTTACCATCATAAAATATTTGCATATCGCTTATTATATTTTCTCCATCATCGCTGAAATTAGTCCATTCGTTATCATCATTTATGCTATTTTTTCTAGCAAAAAGCAACATTTCTTTAACAGGATGGTAAAGTTGCATTTCTATGTACTTTTTCCCAGATATATTCTTTACATCCCGATATTGGACCTGCTCTATAAGATACATAATATTATTTTTTACCAGTCTGTTTCTTTCTATATTATCTAAGAAAACATAATTTACATCTAGTTTTGGGTTTATATTCCATATTCTATCATTAAAAAAGTTATCTATATTTAATGTTTTAACTAATTCTTTAATGGGTCTAAGTTCTAAATCTATATACACTGTATGATATTTCATTGAAATTAATGGTAAGGATAATCCATTATTATTTGTAAACCAAAAGGGCAATGGTACATACAATGTGCGTCCTGTTATTGTTGGTTTATTATTATAATTCTTATTTAATATTATATTGCCACTGTTATATGTATTATCACTATTATATCCTCTAAAACTATTATCTATATTTCCTGTCGGATTATATACATCAGTGGTATTTCCGGTTAGATTATTAATTGTATCTTGTTTTTCAGATATATTGTATAGTTTATTATAAATGTAAATATATTCTCCTCTTAATTCTTGTATAACATTTTCTTCTATCATCAATTTAGCAGATTTAACTATAATACTTCCTATATTCTTGATAAAACTAAAATTTTGTGAGGTAGTTGAATGTATATCAGGTAAATCTAATTTCAAAAAAACTTCTTTTATAAGGTCACCATTACGAGGAATTCTAATTTTTATCTTTGTACTATCCGCCAGTTTTAAACCATCACTAAATCCAGTATTAACTTCAATAATATTAGTTACAAAGTTAGTATGGCGCATATAGACATTTTTAAAAAAGTTAATCTCTGGGTTACTATTTATATAGATATTTTCATCTCCAATTGATTTTAATTGTAGTAAACCACCAGGCATTTATATTATACTTTTATAATATAAAAATCTTTAAGGCGTAATATTATTTATCCTAATGTTTAATTAGTGGTTAGTCTTTTTGAAAAAAAGGATACCAAATTATCACAAGTAAATACATCTATAGACTCATCTCCATTATTAATCTTAAAAAACCAATGTCGAGGTACATATAATATATTATATTCTCTAAGAATTATCTCAATTGATTCAACTCTTTCATAATTCTCTTTTTCTAAAACATAATTGTAAAATACACCTCTATTAGTATTTTTTTTAAAGTATTTTTTAAACTTAGGATTTACCAATTCTATACGAATTTCATTTTTTGGACGTATAAGACATAATTCATTAGGATGAACATTGTATAATCCATTCGATTTAATGTTAGTAAAATTTTTATTAAAACTTAATAACGAAAAAAGTCTATACTCATTAATATTTTCTTTTAAGGTTATATCCTCAATAAATGTTATTATAAGTGGATTATGCTGATTATATAGATCATCACCCTTAATATACTCTAATTCTTGTTGATCTATTTGATAAACACTTGTATAATAACGATATTTTCTATAGTGAAGGACAACAAATATCACTGCAATAAAAATCAGTACTTTAAGTACATTATTCATTTAATATACTTAAATATTTAGTTTTTAAATTTTTAACTATATTTATTTAAAGTTAACTCACGACTTTAATACATAACTATAATGACAGCCCGCCTTACAGCAAGAGTAAAATGGTTTAATCCCAGAACCGGATACGGATTTTTAACTGATACTACATCATCTGATGATATTTTCGTACATCATAGTCAAATCACTACCTCAAACAATGTATACAAAACTCTCACCCAGGGTGAATATGTTGAATACGATACTACAAGTGATGACTCTGGAAAGTCTCTTGCGTCCAACGTAACTGGTCTTAACAAGGGACCTCTACTTTGTGAACGCCCACAATCAACATTCAGAAGACAAACCCGTGGTGGCTATCGTGGTGGCAGAGGACGTGCTCGTGGCGGTGAACGCCGTGATACACGTGGAAGACAAACCGAAGGTGAAAAGGCCACAGAAACCGCCGAATAAATTGTACCATAGTCTATATTAATTTTAATATAAATTATGTTAAACTACCAGGAAGATTTATGATAGGATTATAACCAATTTCTTCTATAATATTTTCTACTGATCTATTTCTTAAATTATTATTATAAATTCTCCTATTATTTCTTGATCTATTAACAAGTTCATTATTGCTATTTGGTAATTCAATAGCAGATATTATATTTATATTATTAGTATTTCTTATCTTAGTTTTTCCCCAAATATCAAATGGTTTATTACAAACTCTACAATCCTTGTTTCCGGATGTCTCCATCCATTGTATCAAACAGGATCGATGCATCCATCTTATAGAGCCTTTACAATCACAAAAACTTTCTAACATTTGGTTTTCTTCTTCACAAAAGCATATTCTACAAATATTTTCAATGTCAGTATGTATTTTTATACTTCTATCACAGGGAGGTCTTACAACAAATAGATTATTGTTAGATATAACTCTATTATTATCTTGTGATGGGTCATACACGTGATCTATCCCTGTTACACATTTTGATAAGCAAAAACCCATTCTTATAATAGAAAAACTTAGAAATTTATAGTCCACTTTTTTAAATTACCGAAAAACATTTTATTAAGATTTTCAGTCTTAAAAATTTGATAAATTTTTTTTTATATTTTTTTATATCAGAAAATGTCAAATCTTGTCTTTGATTTTAGTGAACAATATGGTCCAGTTCACGGCCTAAAAAGTATATATAAAAAATGTGAATTACCCGATAATCTAAGTCTTATAGATCCTATACTATGTAAAAATGAATATCACAATAGTAATAATAATTATTCATATAATAATTATGATGATAATGATGAATCATATAACTCACTAGTAAAAAGTATAAATAATGATGGTACAATATCTCCTTCAGGAAATATTATAGATACACCTACCGGTATTAAATTGGATTTAAAATCACATCAAAAAAGAACATTATATGAAATGGTTAGACGTGAAGATTCTCAGTATAGACTTAGTACCGATAACAATATCCTGTTCTTATGTGATAATGTTGGTAGTGGAAAGTCGTTGGAAATACTATCACTTATATCACATCGACCAAAAGTAGAGAAAATGTGGAATAATGCATATTATATGGCTAACAATATTGAAACATATTATAAAAGACATTACTCTATGGATGGATTTAAAATAGGACCAGATGTTAAAGTATTTTCATCTAATCTTTTGATAGTACCTCATAATATATATCATCAATGGATGGAATATATAAAAATTAATACAACATTATCAGTGTATGGTATAGATAGAAAAAGTAAAATACCACTATCATCAAAAATTGAGGAATTATTGGATGGTTATAATATAATATGTGTAAAATCTACAATGTTTAAAGAGTTAGATGAGGTTATTAGTCAAAAGTTTAATCATAATAGCATATCATATACAGTGTGTGATGATAGTAATAAAAACGCTTTTCTGAGTAAAGATGCATTAAACTCCCTATTGTCACAATTAACAAGTAAATTTGTAGATGAATTTTACTATTGTAAAGAACTATCAAATATAAAGAATATGATTGCTAAATATAGAGAATCATTAGATGCTTGGGAAAATAAAATTAATTATGATCATTTAGAATCTAACCCTAATATTGAAAGTTGCATAAATATGCGTAAACTATACAAAGGTTATGCATTTCAACGAGTTATTGTAGATGAGGTTGATTCAATAAAAATACCTGCATTTCCAGATGTTTATGGTAAATACACCTGGTTTATAACATCATCTATAAATAATATATTATATCCAAAAGGTAAACATAAATATAGTAATGGAACAAAAATGGTAATATCTACCGGAATACACGGAACAGGTTTCCTGAAAAACACACTTTTAAAAACTCTTGGAATTACTACAGCATATTATGCATACAATAGTTCTAGGGTATTTAAAACTCTTGTTAGAAATAATTTAGGATTTATAAAAGACTCTATGAATGTACCAAATCCAGTCACAAAATATAAAATGTGTTTCACACCAGCTGAACTTAATATTATTAGTAGTTCTGTCAGTAGTGATGTATTGGCTGCGCTTAATGCTGGTGATACAGAAACAGCTATAGAACTCTTGGGGGGTGGTGATGGTTCTGAAGATGATATTTTGAAATTGGTAAATAAAAAACTATACAAGGAACGTGATAACCTAGAAATAGAAATTTCAAGTAAAAAGTTACAACTAATACAAAGACAAAATGAATATCAGGAATTAAAACAGGATTTAGATATATTCAAAGAAATAATGCAATCTACCGAAGAAGCCGATATACTACCCGAAGATACAGATGCACTCGCTGTTAAAAAAACAGCAACAACATTGGCTAAAAATAAAGTTGTATCTACTCAAAATTCAATAGATAATTTTGTATCAAAATACAATGATGTTCATTCTAAGATAAAGGGTATAGAAGAACGTGTGACAGGATGTGATAACAAACAATGTCCTATTTGTGCTTGTAATGTAACTAATCCTTGTCTTACTGTATGCTGTCAGAATGTATTTTGTCTACAATGTCTTGCAATGGCAATAACTTCGTCTGCTAAAAAAGAATGTCCTCTCTGTAGATCAACTGTAGATATAAACAAAGTACATATAATCAAATCTTCTAGTCAAAATCAAGAAAATAAAAAACAGGAGGAAGAACTACCTAAAAAACTAGAATATCTTGTAAATTATCTACAACTCAACTCTGATAAGAGAATTATGGTTTTCTCTGAGTATGGAAATACCTTTAAAACTATTGAAAAAGAACTACTAGATAAAAGCATTCCATATTCAATGCTTAATGGTTCTGGATATAGAATCAACAATATTATTAACAATTTTAAAGTAGGTGTATTTCAGGTATTGTTACTTAATGCGAAAAACTTTGGTGCAGGATTGAATCTACAATTTGCGGATGAAATATTAGTATATCATCGTATGTCAAAAGATTTAGAAAAACAAGTCGTTGGACGAGCTCAGCGGATGGGTAGAACAAAAGAGCTTAAAATAACGTACTTATGTCACGAAAACGAATACCCAAAATCAGATATTAAGGAGGTTACTCCTGCCCAATGTATACCAGTTAATAAAGTATAAATAAAATACCCCAAAAATAAAAATCGTACAAAAGTTTCAACTCTCATTTTTGGCATCATCGTGAATGAACTTATTTTTTTTACCTTAAATTTTGCCTGGGGAGTCAGTAAGGAAAATTTGCGTTTTTCCCAAATTTTTTTGAAAAAAAGTTTTTCAA